TACTATAACCGTATGTATGGTGAACGCGTCATCTTTGTTACTATTGCCCTTAACAATTATCGAGACATTCTCGCCTACACCTGGTGTATCGATGTTGAACTCTTGCAAATACGCCACGTCCCAGGTGAAGTTGTCCCATGTAAATGAGTCCCAAAAACCACCACCTATAACGTTGGTAGAGTTCCCTATGGCGTGCTCTACACGACCATACGCCAAATCGTAGCCGATCTGTACGTCCACCGTTCCGGTAGCCCTGAATTGAACAACAGCTCTACGGTAGCGCTTGCGTATGTACGGTGACTTCATGTAGTTGAAAGTCATCAGAATATGCGCCTCTATATCAGATCCATCGAAGCTAGTGCCCTTATCGATCTCGTACACATAGCCGTCGCTACCACCTCCGAATATGCGCTCCGTACCCGTGTCGTCTACGTAGGATACCACCGAATTCATGTACAAACCGGATAGTATGCTGTAGTCGAAGGGCATCAAGCCACCCGCCACGATATTACCGCTATCAGTAGGGAGTACCTGCATTATCATACCTGTGCCATCTGAGAAGAACAGACGATACTGATTCTTGCTTCTAACTGTACACGAAGCCGTTGCTAGCGTACGTTTAGCATCCATCGTTGGTTGAACCGCCTGCGACATGATACCCGCCTGGAAGTCACCGAAACTCTGAGACGCCATCAACTGTGTTATGCCCTTACTGTCTAGGTAATAAGCGTGTGCTATATTCTGCGTCGTATACTTGTACGCGCCTGTGTTGTCAGAATATAGAACTAATTTAAAATCTGTGGAAGACGTACCATATAATACGTATGTCTTATTCTCCGTTGTGGCCAGAAACGCGCCTGTCGTAGCATCACCACGTTGAGGTTTGATACTGGTTATGGTATCGCCCAGTCCTAATTCGGCGGCGCCTGTTAAGGCCGTCCAACTATACGGGCTACCTATTCCAGAATATTGTAACGAGCTCTCGATTCCTATGAAAAGGTGGTTACGATGTCCTTTGACGAATAACGGTTTATCTACCGCTAATCCAGTGCGTATAGGCACTATTCGTGTGCCGTCGAACTCATGTACATAGTTCTGGCCATCTGCGAAGTACATACGCAACTTATCCGCGCTCGCGAAGAAGTTATAGTTGTCGAAGTCGAACTTACCATTTGGCGCTAACGTAACATCAGTTGAAGCGCCATTGGCCGTTACTTTGGTTACGCCGCCTACTTGCACAGCTTCATTATCCGTAAAAGTACCGGTTATGGTGTCGAATACTAAGGTTCCCACGCCAGCAGATGTCCAGGTTCCAGTTCGCAAAAGCGCCCTACGCACTACCCCAGTAGCACCGGATAGCGTGCCAGTAACGGTTTGCCCCTCGGTTATCTCGCCAACAGCCGCATCGAATTGTAGCTCTTTTCCGAAAGTTATCTGCGTCCAACCTCCGCTTGTGGCCTTATACATGCGGCATTGCGTAGATCCTACATTGTTACGAAAAGCATAAATCTCGTTCTTATACTCCCATACGCCCCTAACTATGCCCTCGCCAGGAACAGTCTGTATACTAGTACGATATTCAGCCGCTACTAGGGCTTTATAGTCCGCATGCTCCTGCGTACTTGAAGCGCCTGATTCTTCCGCCGTCGTTATTGTAGCTACCGTTGGGCCGCCTGTGTTTATGTTCTCGGCTACGAACGTTCCTGTAACCCTAGTTACGACCACTATATCTGTAGCGCCTGACGTATCTAGGTATATTACCTTACCGGTGGCCGCGCTCGTCGCTCCGGTTACGGTATCGCCAACATTAAGCGTACCCGTTACCGTGCCAGATAATACCGTATAAGTAGCATCCGTAGGCGATGTTCGGCCATCGAATCGCTCGATACCCTTCATGCGCCCGTATCCGCCGAATATGTCTGGCTCGTAATTAGAAGATGATAGTAACTTACCAGGTTGCACCAATATGGGTGTTGTTACCTGATCCACGCCACCTTGTAACGGTACTATATCTACATTAGGTGTTGACATTATAGAAACGACCTATCGGTAGTTACGTCTAGTAATTGATCTAGTCTAAGGTTATCTAACAGTCCGGCGTAATAGAACGCGCCGCGCGTAGCAACCTCTGGTGCATTCTCATACGACGCATACCACTCCATAGCTTTATATACCATCAACATATGGAATCTTGTTGGTATGTTAGGGGTGTCAGCGTCTAGGGACAATTCGGTTGGTAGTTTATAGTAGTCGAATACCACCGTGTACACCTTATCGGGTATCTGCGCTAGTACTAACTTTTTATCTGGCTTAACCGTTACGAATTGTGGCCTGGATTGCGATGTACGATTAGATCCGAAGATCCACTCGTCACGGAATGAATCCCAGTCCATCTCATATAGGTACTGTTCATCACCGGTTGTCTCGTATATCCTAAAGGTATTTGGTACGAAGTTGGCGAACGTTGCCAATGATATGGGCGCCGCCGTTACATCGTATTCGCTTGTTCCGGCTATGGTTGATAGCGTAGAGCCCGCACGCATGAATCGCCAATCGGTATGCTCCATCTGTAGCTCTATCCACGCCTGGGCTATCCAGTTCTTAAGTCTGGCATACTCACCGGTGGCGCCCACCACGGTTGTGATGCTACCGGATGCTCCTACTTCTAGTCCTACCCGTTGCACAAGCTCTAAGAAATTCATCTATGCGTTCTCACATTGCCATTTGAACCACTTCATACCCATTGGGTTAGCGTCTTTTATTATCTGTATAGTATATTTCAATGAAAATGTCTTGACAATCCTGGTTTGGTCCAAGTTCTTATTGTCCTTGTAGTTCTCCGTGTCAACTCTAGTGGATCTAGCGATGAGAACATTAAGAAATTTTCTAGGTAAAGTATACTCTTTACCACGTTCTATGTATTTAGTATCACAATTTACCGACGCTGGCACTATAGCCTCGTCGTTAGGGTCAGACGATTGAAGAACCATAAACGTCACTGGTTCTTCGAAGAAAGCCAACTCCTTCATGAATAAATCACCACCGGGGGTTCCTGGGGCTAGGTGTCTAGGCGTCGTAAGATCTTCCGCTGATACAATATTGACATTATTCTTATCGTCAAATTCCATCTCGGAGCGCATCACTGTGTCTAAGTCATCAGTCGTTATAACGGGTTTGGCCAGTGTTTCTTTAATCTTTATCGTCATATCATCATTCTCCTTGGTAAAAATATTAGCTTCTAGGTCTATCTGGTAAACAAGAAGCGCTAGTAAAACTCAATTGTACATTAGAAACGCCAGACGTGTTAGATACACCAAACGCCCAAGGCGATCCACCAGAACCTACCTTAACAACCATCCACCCATATATAGCAACAGTATCCGGTATCGCAGGAAACTGCGATAGCTGACTCACATACGTCGCGTTAGCGCCATCGGTAGAATTATCCAGCGGAACTATGGATCCCTGCATCACCCTAGTAGCAACGGCGAATGTGCCTGAGCCATCGATTGCGAATACAAATATACATGCGCTGTTAGCCGGTACAGGTTTGAATGCTAAACCGGTGTTTCCATCGGTAGTTGGGCCAGCAAAGTTACTCAATGCTGCCGCTGAGTATGCTTGGCCATCTATGGTGTAGTGCTGATCTAATCCAGTCGTAAATGTATTAGTGGTACCGGCTGACAAGGCACATCTACGAAAACCCATTGCTGCGCCAGCCAAATTTAAACCTTCCATCTCGCACCTCCAAAATTATTGTACCAACCCCAGCCATACGGCTGAGGAAGGTAAATTAAGGTTACTATGCCTGTGGTCTGTCCGGTAATATCATAACATCAGTAAATGTTATAGCGGTGTTAGCTGGAGGGCCAGCTAAGTTAGACGTACCAAAAGTCCAAGTAGCACCAGACGCTCCAACCTTAACGATTAGATAAGCGAACGGTGTCAAAGTGTCAGGAACCATAGGGAACTCTGGCAAGCCATTAAGGAATGCCGCACTAGCGCCCGCTGCTGTACCATCTAAGTCTTCGATAGAACCTTGAACGACTTTGATAGCCCCTGCTGCGGTAGAAGCCCCGTCATAGCACAACACAAATGCGCCGCCTTTATTAGCGGTGATAGGTGTAAATGCTACGCCTGTTACTGCGTCAGTGGTAGGCGTAGCAGCGTTGGCGCCTGCTGCTGTAGAGAAAGCCTTCCCACGAATACAGTATAGTGTAGCGCCGGTGGTGCTGAATGTTGTAGTGGTTCCCGCTGCTGCCGTAGCTTTGCTAGAGCAGAAGTTAACTCCACGAATGTCTGCTGTTTCCATATCTAAAATACCTCCGAATAAAATATTATACAGTAGCGCTTGGGTCCCAAGCACCTACCGGGCTGATATAAACTGCGTTAGCCGCTGTACTATCCAACGCCGATGTTCCGCCGGTGAATGTGCCTACCGTTGGGTTTATAATCACGACGCCTACTATAGCGCGGTCTGCCGCTATCTCAGGGAAACGTGACGCAGCCAATGTAGCGCCAGCGGTACCTTGCTGAATGTATGTCGTACCACTTTTGTCTATGGTAAAGACATACGGACAGAAAAGGGCGTTGGCCACAGTGCCGGTAAATGCTGGCAATACGGTGTTAGCCGCGACAGATAACGGTTTACCTTCCACTGAAAAATATGTAATGGAAGCACCAGTTCTAGCCGCCGGATTAGCCGCGCCATTGATAACCAACCCAGCCGTTGTAAGTGCAACGCTTCTAAACCGGTTATATACGTCTTGCAAAACACGCTGTAGCTCATAAGCATCGCGCTTATCGCTCATCGCATTAATCGTACTTGTTAAAACTCTCATGTTAATTTCCTCCTAATAAGTTAACTAACAATTAAGCTAAAGAACGAGTAGCAACTTCTATAACTTTCATTTGCAAGTTGTTAAGG